TGGCCAATTTTGCGGTATGTTGTGACTCAAGACAACATCCGGAGAGAGAAAAGGAAAATCTACCGCGATTTGAAAGCCCTCGCAGCAAACGGCTGGCAAACTGCCACAGGGCCAGAGTAAACAAGCGAAAAACATAGCAAAAAGGCCTGTCATGAACATCGAAAAAGCGAAAAACATAGCGGATCAGTTAATAAGTGAGCATGAGAACACTCCAATTTGCGAGTTACCGGATTACGAATTCGAGCTGGTAATCAAATTTCTAACCGCACTTGGCTACCACAATGCCGCACACTCCTCTGTGCTTTCGTTTGGGTGGTATAAACCGGTTTCGGAATTCGTTGGGTGCATTTTGCCGGAAGATTAAGAGTAAACAAGCGCAAAACCGTATAACTTACAAAACAAATCACATGACAACAACACTTAAATCTAAGTGGGGGCGTCCTCTATTCGAATTTAACGGCACCGTTGCAGAGGCAATCACTGCAGCAGTCCGTAGAGGTGTAAGTTTGGCAGGTGTCGATCTTAAAAATCAGAACCTAGCTGGTGTGGTTGCCAATAGCGGGAACCTAATAGCTGCCGATTTGAGAAACAGCCAACTCCATGACAGCTCCCTCCGGCGGACGTTGTTTATCGGTGCGAATCTTGAGGACGCTGATCTTTACAATGCGGACATTGAAAACGCGGAATTTGCTGGCGCGAATCTCCGGCTGGCGTGCTTGTCCGCTTGTCAGGCCCGGTTTGTGGACTTCCGGGGCGCCATATTGGTCAGAGCCAATTTTACCGGCGCGATACTGTGCTGCTCTGATTTTTCCGGTGCCTATCTTACCGACGCTAAATTCACCGGCGCTGATTTACGGGGCTGCATTTTTCGCGGGGCTTGCCTAGGAGGCGCGGACCTCTATCGGTCTCAAATTGAAGGCGCGATATTTGAGAACGCGCTTTTGTAATGAGGCAATTAAATGAACAAACGAAAGGAACAAACACTGTGAACGAACAATTTGCAGAGCAAATTAGGGAGCTCCGTAAAAAATACGGAGACGTGGAGGATTTTTACATTTACAGCGAAATTAACATCCACTGTCGTTACGCCAATTTAAGGATGCACAAAAAAGAGGACGGTTGGCACCTAGGCGAGCTTCCGGGGGCCTATCCAACCCCCGCCGAATGCTACGGTCGCTGGTGGGAGGGTGGAGCATGATTGCTCGACTCAAGACGTAACAATAGAAAGGAACTAACAGGATATGGAAAAATCGTTCAAAGATTTGTTTGCGGAGCTTGTCGAACGGTTTGGAGACACTGAAGAGTTTTTTGTCTATAACGAAACCCGCATCGGCTGCCGCGCTGCAGACCTTTCGCTTTACAAAAAAGAAGACGGCTGGCATTATGGCCAGCTCCCGGAAGCTTATCCAACCCCCACCGAATGCTACGCGCATTCACGGGAAGACGGGGCAAAATTCCATAGCACCGTCTCTGGCTCCTGCTCATCCGGATTCGATATTGAAGCCGCTATCAATCAGGCTTGGGAAGATAGCGGTTTTTCCGGCCCGGTTTCCTTGGTATTCCGTCATGGCTTCAAAGAAGGATTTGCTTTTGCGGAGGAAAAGCTAAGAGAAGCCCTTGGCGGGCATAAATCGTCTGAATTATGGGGTGAAAGCGGTTTAATTGCCGCGACTATGCGCTGCGTCGAAGAGCTGCAGCGAAAGGAACAAGAGCAATGACCGGAATTTGCGTTTGCGGCGATCATTTCACCAACAAATTCTAATTAAGAGTAAGCAAGCGCAAATAATTAAGAAAGGAACCTAAAACCATGAACGATGAAAAAATAACGATACTCGGCGGATTCTCTAATCAGCCGATTCTTGTGACTACCCATAGCAGCCTGAGAAAAGACATCCAAAGCGCGGTTAGGAAGCGCATCAGTTTTCGCTATGCTCAACTGAAGGGGCTCAATCTGAGCAAATTATATCTGGCTGACGCAGACTTTTACGGAGCGAATCTTGATGGCTGCAATCTGGAAGAATCCGATTTGGCTGGTGCAAATCTTGAGAAGGCCTCACTGGTTCGGGCGAATCTTGACCGGGCCAATTTGGCTGGCGCGAGCATGTATGACGCTAACCTGTCGTTTGCTTCAGCGAAACACGCCAGCTTCTACGGGGCCTATATCGACTTTTGCACGTTCTTGGATAGCGACTTGCGCGGCTCAACTTTTGAGAAGTCGCGTGCAATCAGTGCAAATTTTACCGGCTCTAAGCTGGCCGAAGCTAACTTTTGCCGCGCTGTCTGTTGTGGTGCGAATTTTGAGTCAGCCGATTTGACCGGTGCTTACATGGGTGGCATTGACGCTTCTCAATGCAACTTCAGCGGCGCAGAGTTGGAAAGTGCTAACGCTTCTGGAGGCGACTTTTTTGAATGCGATTTCGAATATGCGGGCCTCACCAACGCGACGTTCATTCGCGCCGATTTGCAGTGTGCCAATTTGCGTAAATGTGAAACAACCAACGCTGATTTTACCGATGCACTGATCAGTGTTGAATTTAAAAATCTTCTGATTGAAAAACCCTCAAACCATGATACAACAAAGCCATGAATCAATCAATCTATAATGTTAAAACCGGTCAACTTGTTTATTCTGTTGATGCAGCTGACTTCAGCTCCGCTGTAAGAGACGCTATCAGAAATAAAGTCGATTTGGAGAACACCGGGCTTAGCGGTGTTGACCTGTCTAATAGCTATCTTCGCGGTGTATCATTTAAGGGCTGCAGGCTAACAGATGCGAATTTCAAAGGCGCGAGCATTAAGCACACCTCATTTGAGGGCGCCGATATTTCCGGGGCCACGTTTAAAGACGCCTCACTTGAGCACGTGGATTTTACCGCTGCAATCGCTCGCAGGGCGTCTTTCTACGCCGCAAAATCAGACGAATCCGTGTTTGAATATACGGACCTTGAAAATGCGGATTTCCGTGACTTCTTCGGAAAGCGTGGGACCTTCTGGAATGCAAAGCTTATTGGCAGCTTGCTGGAATTCAGCAATTTCAAGCTCACATCGTTTAACGGCGCGGACCTGTCTTGCGCCTCAATCTGTGAGTCGTTGTTTGACTTCTGCGAATTCGGCAGTGCCAATTTTTCGAAGGCCGGGCTCAGAGGCACCTACTTTTTCAAGTGCGGGTTCGACAGCTCGATTTTCGAGCTCGCCGCGGTAGAGTATTGCACATTCACCAAATGCAATATGAAGACCGCTAAATTTGGTGAGTCCAAGGTCGAAAACTGTGTATTTGCAGGCTCTTTGACCAATTAGGCTTTTCCAGAAAACAAAACGAAAAGACCCGGTGGCTCATCGCTGCCGGGTCTTTTTTGTTGCCCACGTCCCGGGCCGACTTACAGAAAGTCATTGAGGGCCTCGATAATCGCGGCGTTGTGGATTTCCGTATCGGTGAGCCGGATCACGCCAGCGTCCACGCACCGATACTCTCTTCGGCCCTTGAGGGCTTCGATGATGTCGGCTTTTGCTTTCGCGCTATTCGACACGTAGGGGTGCAGACGGCTGTAGGGCACCGCTCCGGCTCCCGGTTTGCACTGCAGCTGGGCCCGTTCACGGATTCCGTTGAGTAGGCGTTCGCGCTCCATGACAATCAGAGCAGCTGTTTGCGCCCGCTCGCAGACACCCACAGTTTCGCCATTTGGAAGCTGGCAGCTGACCCGCTTATACCATTCGGCCTTGTCCGCTGGTGCGGTTAGGTTCGCTTTTGCACTCTCCCGTTTGAAATACCACCGATACATTTCCGGTGGAAAGCCCGCCTTGGTTGCTTCTCCCGGATCGCGCATGTTGGTCAGGACGTGAGCGATTCTAGCGGCATTGACCAGTGCGCTTGCGCCGCGAGCGTGGTTTGCGTTGGCAGAGTCTTCAGCGTTGACTGCGCCTTTGTTGGTATGGTGCACAATCGCTATGCTTGAGCCCGTTAATTCGGCTAGCAGTTGGTAGGCCTGCGCTACTTTGTCGATTGCCCGGTTGTCGTTTTCGTTGACTCCGTGTGTCCGGACGAAAGGATCAAACGCGGCCCACACGATGCCATTTTTCACCATCCAATCGGCTAGACGCTTGATCGCGTCTTCGTTTATCACGGTGTCGCCGTTGCTGTCCGGCTTGGCGAACACGATTGGTTTGGACCGTCCGGATAAGAGATGCACGTTCGGGATGTCCGCGAGTTTGATATTGTGGTGCTGAGCCATTGCTGCGGCTCGGCGTTCCAACTCGTCCAGCGGGTCTTCGGCGTTGTATATCAGCACGCCGCCCTGTTTGATCACTGCGTGTCCGGATAGCGGCTCGCCAGTGGCGATTGATAGGGCGTCAAGCAGCCCGATAGTCGATTTGCCTACGCCGCCCGGGGAAATAAGCACTGTGATAAATTTACCCAAGTAGCAATCGGCAAGCACCCAGTCGCGGGGCGGTATATCCGCGGGCCGGATGTCGCAGACCCGGCGGAATGCCCACGGTTCTTCAGCTGTGACCGTGAACTCCGCAGCGACTTTGGCGTGCTGCGGCTCATATCTTGACACGCTTCGCGCTACGGCCTCGACTTCGTATTGGCTCAGAGGCGGATCAATTTGAGTCCTATTGAACGCTTCCAGAGCGGCGAGCACGGTCTCATAATTTGCGCCGCGGGCCCGAATAGAGCCAGCTAAGCTTGCAAGAGCGTGATTGCGGGAGCCTTGGTGGACCCGTTCCGGGAGCACCGGAGCTACAGCTTTCTTGGCGGTTGAATCGAACGCATCACTGAGCCACTGTGGGGCGTCAACAATGGGACCGGCGTTCTCTATTTCGTAATACGCTGATGTGCCGTCAAAATCGTCTTCGGACTCATGCCTGATTCCGACACTGGCAGGGGCCAACACATACCCGCCAGCGGTTTTTGTGTCCACGTCTTGGCATATCACGGATGCGGTATTTTTTCCCTGCCCCCTGTAATACAAATGCAGACCGCCAGACGGTGTTTTAACTATTAGGGTTTTCGGTAAAGGGTTTGTTATGCCGGTGAGTTTATTGCGTAAATTCGATTTTCCGTGTGTGCGTTTGAATCCGGTCGATGTCGGTTTGAGGCCGTCATCAATGTCCAGCACGATGTGATCGGGTCCAAGAGCGACGGCCCAATTACAGCCGGGATTGCGGGAAGCAAACTCGATGATGGTCTGCTCCGTGGCCTCTGAAGACCACGCAGCCCAATCTTTTACGAGAGGCGTTTTGCCTCTCGGTTTGCAGGGGAATACCCGGAAGCCTTGGGACACCATCCACAGGGCCCCATCTACCGGGGCGGAAAACTTTGGTGGTGTCATTCGGCGTTAAAGGCGGGGTGTTTTGACGCGGGGTTAATCCATTCAGCGGCGGGTATCGGTTTTCCTAGTGCTTTTTCTGAGGCCTCCTCCAATCGGCACGCCATGCGCCACGATACGCGGCGTTTCCGGTGAATGATGGAGTTGAGGTTGGAAGGCGTGATGTGGGCGTATTCGGCGAGCTTGGTCTGGTCGCCCACGTTCCAGAATTGGTTTCTTGGCGTTCTCATAGTGGGATAGCAAAGCTGCCATGCCCGGTAGAGTAGGTCAAGTAGAAAATACTCATGGATGGAGAATTTTGTTGACGCCCCCTGATGCTGGCTGCTATTCTTTTGATTGAAATCAACAAAAGGCGCCCATGAAAGAAGACCTAGATGCTAAAATGATTCGCTGGCTGGCTGATGAGATGTGGCCGGAAGAAGAGATTGAGCTGTTTCAAGAACTGGCTGACACTGGCCGACTTGCGATTGAGCGGGGCCCGTTTGAAGAGCGTGCTCTGGAGTTATACCGCGAGGGCAAAATCAGTCTGAAGCTGAGGCCGAAAAAACGCGCCGATGAAGGGGGCGTCTAATGCAGCTGCGGCATTACCAAGAAGCCGGGGCGTTGTTTCTCGCTCAAAGAAATGAGGCCCTGTTGGCCGATGAAATGGGCTTGGGCAAGACGGCGCAGGCCCTTGTTGCTGCTCGGCGGTCTGTTCGTCTGGAAGACGGCGTGCTGATAGTATGCCCGGCTACCCTGAAAGCCAACTGGCTTGCTGAAATTAAGATGTGGTGCCCGGAATGGTATCCGCACACCGGCATTTTGTCCGGCAAAAAAGCAAAATACGACAACGGACTTCCCCTCGTGACTATTGTCAACTATGACATTTTGAAAGCGCACCATAAAGCTTTATGTTCAAGGAAGTGGGGTCTTGTCATAGCCGATGAAGCCCATTACATCAAGCAAGCCCGCAGCCAAAGAACTAAGGCCCTGCTCACTATTCCGTCCGTGCGGCGGTGGGCCATGTCCGGATCGCCAGTCTTAAATCGTCCGCTGGAATTGTATCCCGTGCTGTGGTGGCTCCGGCAAAAAATCGTGTCGAGCCTGACCGCTTTCAAGATTCGCTATTGCGGCGGGCTGTTCGGGGACGGACGCGGGGCCACCAACACCGAAGAGCTCCGCCAGAAATTAGAGCCCATCATGTTACGCCGAACCAAAGCTGATGTGCTCACGGAGCTACCACCAAAGACCCGTCAGGTGGTTCCCGTTCAGATTACGGACTCTGGCAGGGCTGTTATTGAGCAGGCGGTCGATGGAAAAATTGGCATGATCCAAGCAGCTGAAACGGGCTGGGACGTAGAGTTTGAACACCTTGGGGACTTGGCCACGTTGCGCGCCGCATTAGGCGAACAAAAGCTGCCAGCGGCTATAGATTTTGTTGAGAATTTACTAGAAGAGACGGGCGAAAAAGTGCTGGTGTTCGCGCATCACAAGGCCGTCATTGACGGGCTTCGGCAGCACTTTGGAAAGCGGGCCTTGGTCATTGACGGCTCGACTTCTGTTAGTAGCCGCCAGCAAATTGTTAATCAATTTCAAACCGATCCGGATTGCCGGGTGTTCATCGGTAACATACGCGCCGCGGGCGTCGGAATTACACTAACCGCCGCGCCGATTGTTGTTTTCGCCGAATACGATTGGACCCCCGGAGTAAACGAACAGGCCGAAGACCGCGCCCACAGAATCGGGCAAAACAAGCCGGTCAACATTTACTATCTTGTGGCGGAAAATTCTATTGACGCCATGATTGCGAATGTGATATTAAAAAAGATGTTGACTTTGGAGAAGATTCTCGCAAAGTCTAAACAAGAACTAGAACCTGAACCAAAGAAAGATACCATGAACCAATCCCTAAATGCTGTTAACCTTAGCCGCGCATTCCGCGCAATCGGCAACGGCTTCATTCAGGCCGCTGACATTCTGGCCGAATCCGCTGCTTCTCAAACCGAGTCGCAGCCTACTCCGCCAAAGAAGCGGGGTAAAAAGTCAGAACCGGAGTCTGCTGCCGCTGTTGAGCCAGTTGCTGCTGCCGCTGCTGAGCAAGTTGCCCCTGCTGAGCCAGTTGCTGCTGCCGCTGCTGAGCCAGTTGCCCCTGCTAAGCCCGCTGAACCGGTCGTTGACTCTGAGTTTGCCAACGATGAAGCATGGAAGAAGGCCTGCGTCGAGTTTGCTAGCAAGGCCCCCGGCAACATTGACCTCATAAAGGCCTATTTGTCTCAGGCCGGATTAAAGAATGTGCGGGAGATTCCCGTTTCCGAACGTGAAAGCCTGATCAATCGGAGCTTTCAATGACAGAGAAGCGGCATTACAGACTGTCGCCTAGTGCAGCTCACCGGTGGATGGAATGCCCCGGTGAGCCTGCCGCAAGGCTCTCCGCTCCGAAAGCGCCCTCATCGGTGTGGGCTGATGAGGGCACCACGGCCCACTGGGTTGCGGAGCAGTGCTTGAGGGGCCCGGCTAAGACACCGGATCAATTTATCGGTCAGGTCTGCCCCGAAAGTGGAAGGGTTGTCACAGCGGACATGGTAGAGCCGCTGACCATTTACGTTGAAGAATGTCAAAATTTGAAAGGGCTTGCCGATTATTATGGGGTCGAAACGGAATTCACGCTGCCGCTGATTCATAAAGACCTCGGTGGAACCTGCGATTTTTGGGCCTACCACAGGGACGTGCGGACCCTTTACGTGCGAGACTATAAACACGGCCAAGGCAAAGTGGTCGATGTGGAGAACAACCCGCAACTTTTAATTTACGCGCTTGGCGCGGCATTGGAGCTCTGCAAGCTGCTACGAAACCATGTCATTGAGGATGTCATTGATGACGTGGACGTGGCGATTGTGCAGCCCCGCGCTGGTGGGGCCCCGATCCGGTATTTCCGGATCACGGGCCAAGAGCTGGCTCAGTGGGCCTATGGTCCGCTCCTGCACAAAGCCAAAGCAACTGATGACCCGTCTGCGCCTCGTCATGCCGGGCCGTGGTGCCAGTTTTGCCCGGCTAAACACACTTGTCCGGCGATTGCTGAAAAGGCTTATCAAGTGGCTCGTCTCGACTTTGGTTCGCCAATTGCGTTGCCCGATCCGGCGCAGTTATCAATTGATCGGCTCGCCGAAATTGCGGATGCCGCTGAGTTAATTTCCGATTGGGCTGAAAACGCCAAGCGTATGCTGTTCAAACGCTTGTCGAACGGCGAAACCCATCCCGGGTGGAAACTCGTTCACGGTCGCGATGGTGATCGGAAATGGACGCCGGATGGTGAAGCCAAACTAATTGCCACGCTTGGCGAAAAAGCATACGCCAAGAAGCTTATATCACCTGCGCAGGCTGATAAGATTTTCCGTGAGCATGGTCTTGGCGGCACGCCGTCTGATTGGACTGTGCGCACTCCGGGCGGTCTCGCATTGGCCCGTGCAGAGTCAAAGAAGCCTGCTTACGTGCCCGTGTTGTCAGAGTTTTCTGAGGTCTCCGTGTCGGAGCCAATACCAATTTCCCCGTCTGCCGGGGCCAAACCCTAAACCAGTAAACAGTAAAACAGAAAGACCCATACTATGAAGTCAATCGTTACACCCGAATTCCGAGTTAGTTACCCGAACCTTGTTACGCCAAGAGCTCCGCTTAACGGTGGGGAGCCCAAATACAGTCTTGTCGCTTGGTTCGCCAAATCCACCGACATTAGCGCGCTGCGTGAACTAGCCGCGGCTGCTGTGGCCGAAAAGTGGCCCGATCCGGCAAAGCGGCCTAAAAATCTGCGCAGTCCGTTCCGTGACGGAGACACGGAGTTGGACAAAGACGGCAAACCCAAAGCCCCCGGCTGCGTGTTTGTGGCCTTGAGCTCAAAAGTGAAGCCTCAAGTTGTCGATCAAAAAGTCCAGCCGCTTGACGCGGAGGCTCTCTATCCGGGTTGCTATGCCCGTGCGTCGGTAGTGGCCTATGCTTATGATAGCGCGGGCAACCGGGGCGTCGCGTTCGGTCTGCGGAATTTGCAAAAACTCCGCGATGGTGAACCGCTCGGCGGACGTAGCAAACCCGAAGACGATTTCGGGCCCGTCGAACAACCGCCGGGTGGTGCGACGAAAGCCGCTGCTTCTGACGATATATTCGCCCTCTAACTTACGCTGTTCTCTTCGGGTTATACCCCCGAAGAGAACGGTCAACACGGATGACTAATATGACACTTCTTGCCGCATTTGGAATTGGTGCCAGCCTATCGTCTTTGGCTGTGCTGTTTTATCTCGCTTACAAGGGCCACGCATTTGCGCGGGCTCTCGATCCGGACTGCTTAAAGCTGGTCCGCCGATACCACCATCATGAGTTCATTAACTGGCTCGTGAGCCGATTGGCCGATGAAAAAAGGTCAAACGAATACCTGCGTAAGCGAGTCGCCGAATTAGAATCGAAACTGGGTATCCGAAAACACAAAGAGCCGGAACAGCTGGTGTTTCCGTTTTACGAAGAAACAGAAACACAGATAGCCCGTCCCGGCTTTTTGAAAGATTGATTGTATGGATGCGCGTTGCCCGGACGACATGGACCCGCATGTGTGGTTCTTTTTGCGCACTGTTCAGCAGGCTCAAATGGACGCACAGATGAAGATTCCCGAGCGTCGCCGGGCAACGGCGCGTCAAAAGCGGTGGGACCAACTTAGGCTTGAAATTAAGAAGGATGCGATAGACTACATAACGAACCCGGATCGGCTGGAGAGAGACCTTCGGCTTTTCGGGTTTGAGACTAATATCAACATGCGGTTTGCTCATGCCCACCTGCTCCATTCAAAACCCGTTCGGTGATGTGCCTTTCGAAATACACGGTGTTGTTACGCTATTGGAGCTTGTGGACACCGGTCTTGTTGAGTTTTCTTTGGACCCTGAAGAGAATGAGCGGGCGGTCATCGAGTCTATTCGGCGCACTTACGGCCCGGATGTTGACATCGCGATCGTGGAATTACTCCCTCTAGGGCTTCATGGCTTCTTTGGAAAAATTTTATGATACTTCATCTTGACTATGAAACTCGATCAACAGTCGATTTGAAAAAGCGCGGCATCTATAACTACGCTACAGACCCTAGCACGTCCATATTGTGCGCAGCTTGGGCCGTTGATGACGCCGAAGTCGAAGGCTGCTTAGCCACAGATACCGCCGCATTGCGGCGGCTGGCCTACTTAATGGAACACGCGGAGTTGATTGTCGCCCACAACGCCAATTTTGAAAGGCTCATAACGCAGCACTGTGGAAGCCGTATCGGTTTACCAGTTGTGCCGATCAGCAGGTGGCGTTGCAGCGCAGCGCACGCAGCGAGCTACGCGCTGCCGCGGTCGTTAGGCGAGCTGGCCGAAGTGCTCGGCACGCCAAACCAGAAATCCAAAGAGGGCAAATTTCTTATTCAAACACTCTCGTGTCCGCGCAAAGATGGCTCGTTTGTGAACGATCCGAATTTGCTGCAGCAAATGCTCGATTACTGCAAGCAGGACGTAGCCACGGAAAGAGACATTTGTGGCAAGCTTCCGCCGTTTAACCCTGCCGAACAGAAAGTGTGGGAGCTTGACCAAATCATCAATGATAGGGGCATACCAGTTGATCTTGATGGCGTAGCCAAGCTTGAACGCGCAGCCAACCGCTGCGCTCGTGAATGCGAGCTCGAAGTGCAACGTATCACTGCCAATCGGGTTCGCAGCACCAAGCAAGTCGCTGAAATACTGGCTTGGCTTAAAGAGACTCAAGCTGTTGAGCTACCCGATCTTACTAAGCACACAGTTGACGTGGCTCTCAAAACCGCGCAGCTTACAGAGCCCGCCAAACGCATACTGGAAATCCGGCAATTTGAGAGCCTGACATCGGTAGCCAAATTGCACGCGATCAGAGACATGGCCCAACCGGACAACCGGGTCAGGGGCGCATTTTTGTATCATGGCGCGGCCACTGGGAGATGGGGCGGCAAAGGCATCCAGCCTCACAATTTCCCCCGGGACTCATTCAAGACCGACGATGAAATTCAGACGGTGCTGCGTGATCCGGATCGCGCGACTATGAAAGACATCAGCAGATGTCTGCGCGGTCTTATATCCGCGCCGCCCGGTAAACAACTGTGTGCTGTGGATTTTTCAGCCGTGGAAGGCCGTGGGCTCGCGTGGCTAGCCGAAGAGGACCACGTGCTTGAAGCGTATCGCGCGGGTAAGGACCTTTATCTTGTAGCGGCTTCGAATATTTACGGCGTTCCGTATGAGTCTTTGAGTAAATCTGATCCACGCAGACAAGAGGGGAAAGTTGCAGAGCTCGCACTTGGCTACCAAGGCTGGGTCAATGCGTTTCGCACAATGGGAGCGAGCTACGGCGTTGATGTCTTGTCTGCTGAGTCAAGACGTGAGGCCCGTGATAGGTGGCAGCGTAATGAGCTCATCCGTCACCCGCTGGATGATGGCCAAGAAAACCGGGCCCAGTCCATGTTTCCGACGGTCGAAATGTATGTTGACGCTCTCGAAGAGGCCCGCATTTCGGAAATTATACGCGCATGGCGGGCAAGCCATCCGATGACTAAGGCCCTGTGGGCTGGACTCGCCGATGGCGCGATTCGGGCGATTAAGAACCCGGGGCACGTTTACCAATACGGGCGCATTAAATTTAAAGCGACCGGAGAGTTTCTGTTTATGGCTCTGCCGTCTGCCCGGGTGCTTAGCTATTTCAGGCCTTCAATTCGTGAAGAAGAGGACAAATACGGGCGGATGCAAGAAACGATCGTTTATTGGGGCACTGATCCAGTCGGTAAGAAGTGGGTCGAACGAACAACGTATGGCGGCAAATTAACCGAAAACGCAGTCCAAGCTCTATGCCGCGATTTGCTTGTGCACACCATGCAAAATGTGGAGATGTTGGGCCTTCCAGTGATCATGCACGTGCATGATGAATTGGTAACACTGGTCGATGAATCAACTGCTGAGAGTGACCTCGCTATCCAAGAGCAGATTGCCCGGCTTACGCCCAAATGGGCCGAAGGTTTCCCGCTTGAAGCCTCCGGTTGGACTGCCAAACGCTACCGCAAATAGGTTATTTGTCTGCCGGATCGGGCAGAGCATACCAGCCTTCCGGAATATCAACGTGGCCTTTGACCCATTTTCCGTCTTTGTCTAGGACCCATACGTGGGCCTTGGGTATGGGCCTCGCAATTCGGACAGGGCTCCCATCCGGCACGTAGATAGTTCGTGTGGCGCAGCCGGACAGGAGGGCTGCCAGTAGAAAAACGGTCAGCTTATTCATGGCGTTTTGCCTTGAGCTCAAGCAGCTTGGTTTTAAGGCGTTCGATCAATTCGCGATCCGCTTTGGAGTTTTCCATAGTGTCCGTTATGGCGGCTCTGATGGCATCGCGCAAAACATCGCGAAGTGTGGGGGCGCACTCTTTGAGAGCCGCCCCCAATAGCGTCCCGAGCCATTTCGCTAGGGGCTCCATTTCTCAACCGCGTTTCTTTAACAGGTAAGCGTTGACAGAGGACCAAACCCATCCGACGGCGAACAGCACGAAAGCCGAAATGAATTCGGTGCCCGCGCTGGCCCACGATCCGGCGGCATCTGCCGCGATGACTCCTTTTGCCACCAAATACCCGGACAACGCGGTGAGGCCCTGTCGAATGATTCGTTGAATTATGAGATTCATACTTAGCTCCTTTATTTTGTTAATTGTTTATCAGGTGAAGAAATTTAAGTGATGCAATCGTTGCTGCAACGATTGCCGGAACCCCGCAAATTAGGTAAACGCGGGTCTCCAGCGCATTGAGCCTTTTGTCTCTTTCTTCAGCGATGCGCTCTAATCGAGCCATTAGTTTTTGGAAGTTCGCGTTCATTTCAGACTCAAGGTTGGCCACTTTTTTTGTTAGGCCGTTGTTGCCGTCAACACCGATGAGTCGGATTTCAAGCTCACGGGACTTGTTGTTAAGTTCGTGGAGCTTTTGATAAATCGGCTCCCGGTCGTATAAAGAGGTGTGTGTCTTTTCGTCCATTGTGCGGGCCGCGAGCTCATTCGTTTATTGTTGTTTCAATTTCAGCCAAAAGCGCAAGAAAACTGTCTCGAAGATTAGCTGGCATGTTTTCAGACGAACGAGAAATTGTGCGTTGCCCCAACGCGCTTTGCACGGTCGCCACTCCAATAACCTCGTGCCGATACGTCGGGGGCACGGGCGGATCGGCTTCGTTATCTCCGGCATCAACCAAAATGGCGTTGCGCCGAATGTCGAGAATGATGTTCCCCACCAATGTCTCACCTTGGGCGAGTCCACCAACAAACCAGTCCAGCGCCGCTTGACGAACGGCGTTCTGTTCTGTGGAGAGGTCGGAAATGGGGATTGCGAGGTTGGCCCGGTATTCGCCATCTTGGTAATAGATGACGGATTCGGACTCGGACTCTGTGGCGTGGATGGATTTAATGGTTTTCATATTAGTCAATGAATACTGTCATGCCTCCAATTTCCCAGTGGGCGGTATAGCCAGGCGTAGTCCCAACAGAACTGGCCACAACCACAAATCGAGAGCCAGCAAAAAGGGCGTTGGTGAAAGCGCTTGAAAGAGTTGCAGTCGTTAGCAAGCGCAACACTTTGTCAGTGCCCAGCCCCCATACTTGAAGCTGTGAGCCAGATGTCGGTAGGCCCGCCACGGGAAGCCAACGAATCATGATGCCGTTACGGAAATTGGCTGAGGCAACATTTGCAGATTGTAAAGTCTCGCTAGTGCCGTTGTGAATGGCCGCTTCAACCAAATAATTTGAGTTGGGGTTGTTGCCAACAAACGCAACCCGAAGCCCACGGTCTGACAACGCTCCCCCCGTCTCGCTCCCCGTTCCGCCAAAGTAAAACGTGGTCCGCAACCCAATGGCCGCAGAATCGCTGGGCGCATTTAGCCAAGCCGAGAAAATAAAGCCACGATTAGCGTAAGTATTGCTTGATTCTCCAGCTAACAAATTAAAGTTGTAAATGCTTGCGCGAGACCAACTGGGGGCGGTTGAAGCTGCTACTTGCAATCGTAATTGAGCCCAAGAGAAGTCATTAGTGGGTATCCAATTGGACCATGTTCCTCCATTGGCTAGTTGCCACGTCGTCCCAAATCGCAGGGCAGGGCGACAGGCTAAAAGCATAGCGTCTAAAGCTGGGGAATTGTTTTGCAGGGATTTAGGCGCATAGCGATCATCAGACAACGCCCTCGTCATCAACGACGAGGCGGAAGCCGCCGTTTGGTTGGGGGCCGTGTTGTTCGAGCCATTGAAGGTGGCGTCTGTGGCCACCGACGCAGGCAGCGTCGCCCAATTTGACCCATTGTAGTAACGGTAAATGGGGAAGCGAGAAGGCCCAAAAGCAACCCCACCAATCGTGGCAGTGCCAGACCCGACGAGGACGAAGTAGTGGTCCCCGTTATCCCCAAAGGACGGGTCAGTAACAGTAACCGTGCCAGTTGTAATGTAACACCCAAACCGTTCAGCAGTAAATGAGGATGTTTTTAGAGAAAATTTAATCTTTGGATCGTAAATGCTAGGCACGTAAATGTTTGCCGACCAAAGACGAAGGTCACTAGAGTTACGAATAAAATTCCCGCTATTAATGATTGGATCATCAATCGTTTTATTCGTTAAAGTCTGCGTTGCGGTCGTTCCGACAACTTCGCCTTGTGGCCCCAATGTGACCCAAGTGGTGC